AAGTGGCGTAGTTGGTAACAATGTATATTTATTTGGTGGTTATGGCAGCAGTGGTTATTTAAACACAATACTAAAGTTTGACACAACAACTGAAACAATAACCACATTAAGTGCAACATTGCCAGCATCAGCAAGTGCTATGGCAAGTGGCGTAGTTGGTAACAATGTATATTTATTTGGTGGTTATAATGGTAATTATCTAAATTATATAAATAGATTTGACACAACAACTGAAACAATAACAACATTTACAACATTGCCAGCATCAGCAAGTGCTATGGCAAGTGGCGTAGTTGGTAACAATGTATATTTATTTGGTGGTCAAAAAGGTTTTGGTAATTATTTAAATACAATATTAAAGTTCTAAAAGGAGTGAAAAAATGAAATACGAATTATGGAACAAGCAAGACAATATTAATGGAGTAGCAGCAAGCCACTTTTTAAATCAAGAGCCTTTTAAATCAAATAAAGGCGACATTATTTTAATTTATGCTGACAACGGAAAAGTAAGCAATGTTGAGTGTAAAGAGATTTTGGCTAAAGTCTATAATATAGACGTAAATTTAGACATTGATAACTTTATGACTGCATATTTCAATAAGTTAGCATCTATTAATGAACAACCAGCAAATAACTAAAATGTAGATAGCGAAAGGGTAAAGAGGTTTTATTATTATGTGAATTTTATAAAAACAGTTATTGAAAAGATAAAAAGTTTTTGGAACATATACGGAGGCATTATTGCCAGCACCTTTATTGCTTGGCTAAATGATTTTAGCAGATCGGCGATGGACAATTGGACGAGTTATTTAGTTTTAACTTTAACTTGTATAAGTGTTTTAACTTTCTTTAAAATCATTTTGTTTAAGCAAAAACCAAACGGCTTAGCTGATACAGCAGCATTAAGTCAGCAAAGTGTTAAAGCTTTAAAAGCTGCCGTTGATCCAGTTAAACAAGGGGAGGACTTAGGGCAAACTATAATTACAACCATTAAAGTTGTTAGAAAGGGTAGCGTGATTATGGAAAAATTAAAGAACTTTTTAAAATGGCTATGGGGTAACAAGCTAACATTAATTAGTATTGTATCTAATTTATTTATTAGCGTTTTAGCTCAATTTCTTTTATATAGTGATGCGTTAAAAGATTTTGAGTATTTTCAAGTACACGACACAGCTTTTAGAGTTGTCGTAACTGTACTTTTAGTATTATGGCTAATTAATAATATCTTTACAACCGTAACCAAATATGGACTTGAAAGCTTAAAACAACTACAAACACGTAGTGAAAAGCTAAAAGAAGAAACAACAAACAAATTAGATGCTAGTCAAAAGAAAGTATTAAAAGATACTTTAACACAATACAAACTATCTTTAAATAGTGATTTAACTAAAATTAAAGATGCTTTAAAAGCTATTAATCTAGCTGAACAAACATTAAAAAATTTAAGTATTGTTAGTGAGGTTGTGGGACTTAGCGCTGAACAAGAGACAAAATATAGAGATGCTGAAAACACAGTAATTACTAAGAAAGCTGAAATTAAACAACTAGAACAGTCAAAAGAAAATACTATGCAGCAAATCGAAAAAATTAAAGCTAAATTAAATTAGGAGGTCAGATCATGGCAAAAACTTTAGTAGAGCTTAAAAAATCTTACGAAGAAGAATTAGACAAACTTAGACAAGAAATCGCCGAAATAGTTGTAAAAGCTGATAAACTACAAGCTAAGTTAGCAGTATTAGAAGATTTAGAACAAGACCTAAACAACGAAGATGCTGGCGACGTTGTAGCGGTTAATCCTTGCGACGAACAACCAGCCGACGAAACACCCAACGCTAACGAAAATGCAGCGGTTTAAAAACTTTATACAAGCTTTTAAAAAGAGGTGGCGCTTATGAAAACGTATGATAATACAGCACAATTTTATAGGAGCCAAGACTGGGCTAATTGTAAAGCCCAAGTAACTAACGACCGTTTAAAAGACGGTGTCTTATATTGTGAGTATTGCGGTAAACCTATTGTAAAGAACTTTAACCCAACCGCTAATAATAATGGCGGTGCAGTAGTGTACCACCATAAAATACACTTAACTAATTTTAATGTTAATGAGGCAGCTATTAGTATTAACCCTAAAAATATTATGGTTGTACACTGGAATTGCCACAACCAAATACACGAACGCTTTAACGGTCAAAATACACAAGTAGAGAAAAAAGTATATATAATTACTGGCTCTAGCTGTAGTGGAAAAACAACCTTTGTTAAAGAGCGTTTGCAAGCTGGCGACGTAGTATTAGATATAGACGACTTATGGGAAATGGTAAGCGGTCAACCAAGATATACTAAGCCTAATCAGCTAAAGCCTTTAGTATTTAATTTAAGACAGCAGTTAAAGGACAACATAGCAAGAGGTGTAGGAACTTGGCGTAATGCTTACATAATAGAGAGCTTACCCTATGCTACTGATAGAGCTAGAGAGGTAGAAAGATACAAAGCACACAACGTAGAGCTAATAACTATGGAGGCTACACGTGAGGAGTGTTTAGACCGTTTACACGCTAACCCAGCTGGGCGAGATATAAAAGCTTACGAGCAATTTATAAATGATTATTACGACAATTATATTTAAGAGGTATTAATATGACAGCTAAATTTAAAATAGGCGATAAAGTAAAAATTAAATTGTCCTTAGTTAATGACGAGTATAAGAAATATAACAAAGCCTACGTTATTAAAGAAATAAGAAAAACAAACGATAACATTTTTATTTATAAGTTAAGTGGTGTACCTAATTGGGGTACTGAGGAAATGTTAGAGCTTGCATAAAAAACTATTAGGAGCTTATGCTCCTTTACTGGTAACTTACCCAAGTAGTTAAGGGGGCAGTTTGCTAAACTGTTAGCAGCTAGTATGGCTGGCATAGGTGCAACTCCTATAGTTACCGCCAAATAAAAATATAACCGTAATTTTTATACGGTGCCGTAAAAAAATTACATTGAAATAAAAAACCTCACAAAAAATTAACCCCCCCTCAAGATTTTTTACAAGGCGTGGGGTGGACTGTACGGAGGGGACATAAAAAACGTACGGACTAAATTTTTCAAATTTTCGGTTTTATTGGTTTATATAAAAAGACTTTTGGTTTTATTTATTCTAAAATAACCTGATCTGTTTTAAATGTAACGGTTTGTTGATAGGAGGGGAGCGTATGACACGATACGACGAGCTGGCGAGCAAACTTAATAATATTGACGAGGCTAAAAGGGGCTTTATCTTATCTTTACTAAAAGACTTTTGCGTAATTGAGGAGGAAATAGAAAAGTTAAGACCTTACCCACTGTATAAGGTTAACCCTAAAAACCCATTACAACAAAAAAAGCTACCAGTGCATAGCATCTTAAAAGATTTGCAAGCCCAAAAGAACGATATAGCTGTTAAGATTTTACGCAGCTTGGATCATGAGCAAACCGAGGAAAGCCCACTATTAAAAGCTTTGGCGGAGTTTAACAAATGACCGACGTAGTTAAAAACAGTTATATATATAAATATAACGAGGACATTAAACGAGGATTTACTAAGGTAAAAGGAAAAGACGTTAAATTAGTGGTAGGCTCAAAAATTAAAAAAGCTATAAAAATCTTAATGAGCTATTTTGATAACCCAGCTATAGTATTTGATCCAACGAATTATTATAAAAGGCTTAAATTTGAGGAAACACTATGCTTACAAGGGCAAGCACCATTTTACAACAAACCTTTAGAGCTAATGCTTTGGCAAAAAGCATTTTATGAGGCTATATACAGCTTTTATGATAAAGCAACTGGTTTGCTACTTATCAATGAGGCGTTATGTGAGGTTGCACGTAAAAACGGTAAAAGCACTATGGTAGCTGGCGACTTTAACACTGATTTATTTATAGGACAAGGAGGCGTTAACTACTGCGTATGTAGTAATGACGATAGGCAAGCTAAATTAATATGGCAAGAGGTGGCTGGTATGCGCCAGCGCTTGGACACAAAGGACGAGCTGACAAGTCAAAACTTAATTGAAATAAGAAACGACAAGAAAAATATTAAGGTGCAGCGACTAAGTAGTAAAACTCAAAACAAAGACGGTTTTAACTTTATTAAAGGCTGCCAAGACGAGGCGCACGACTGTAAAGACGACGAAATAGCCGAGGCAGTACAGCGAGCTATGAGTACTCACGACGAGCGATTATTTATAACTGTCAGTACTAATGGTTTTTTAAACAATATGTATTTTGATAAAAAACTAGAATATGCTAACGCTTGGCTTAATGGCGATATAGACAACATACACTATTTAGCCTTTTTGTTTGAAATGGACGACGAGGCGGAAATATGGGCTGGCGATAGAGACTTATGGCAAAAGGCTAACCCTAGTTTAATATACGGCGTTAAAAAGTGGGCTTACATAGAGCAAAACATAATTAAAGCTCAAATAGATAAAGAGAGCCGTATGCACTTATTAACTAAAGACTTTAACGTAAAAGTTAGTAACTCTAAAGCTTGGTTAACTTTAGAGGAGTACGACTACGAAATGCGACCATTTACATTAAATGATTTTAGAGGCTGTGTAGCTCTAGGCTCAGTGGATCTGAGCGACTGTGGCGACTTAACAGTTAGCGAGTTATTACTGATGCGTAAAAACGATCCAGTAAAATATATTGTGCCACAATTCTTTATACCAGCTAGTAAGCTGGAGGACAAAGACAACGGCGCTAAATATAAAGAGTGGGCTAATACACTTAACCCAGTGACAAACGAGCCTTATGTAATTGTAATTAAAGGAAACAAAATTAATCAAAAGCACGTAGCCGACTGGTACCAGTCTTTACGTACTAAGTATAAGATAGAGACTATTTGTATAGGTTTCGACCCTTGGCATAGCGACGTATTTTTATTGTGGACTGATAAAAAAACTGGTTATGGCTTTAACACAACTAAAATTTATCAAAACTCTAAATTAATGAGTTACCCAATGAAAACACTTGAAAGAGATTTAGACGCTAAACTAGTTAATTATGCAAACAACCCAGTATTAAAAAACTGTTTTAGTAATACAGCAGCTGAAATTAAAAACGACTTAATAATGCCTTGTAAAATTGACGGTCAATATAGCCGTAAAATTGACGGTGTAGTAGCGCTAATTATTCTATACGCAACGTTAGAAAAAAACGAGGTAACGTTTAACCAATATTTAAGGGAGGTGTAAAACGTGGCTAAGGAAAAGAAAGAAAAACGAGGGCTTTTAGAGAAAATCTTTGGAAAGACTACAAAGCCAAGCCCTAACATACAGTTAGCTGAGACTTTTAAAGGTTTTCAAGCTAATTATGTTAATTATAACAACTCAATTTTAGAAAGCGACTTAGTATTACAAGCTGCTAGGTTAAAAGCTAGATACTTTGGCAAATTGCAGCCAAGGCATATTAGAGAGGAAAACGGAAAAATACAAAAAATAAGCGAGGGTAGCATAGCAAGGCTATTACGACAACCAAACGACTACCAAACAACTTACGATTTTTTAACCCAAGCTTATTTTATGAGAGAGCTACAAGACAACTGCTATATATACCCTCAATATTATATTAGTAACGCTGGCGATAAAATATATCAAGGTATGTATATATTATTACCAATGGAAAAGCCTTATATTTATGAAAATGATAAAGGCAAACTATTTATACAGTTTATTTTCCCAAGCTATGGCGAGCCAGTTATTTTCCCTTTAAATGATATTGTTATATGGAAAAAGAATTACGAGGACAACCAATTTTTAGGTGGTGGACGTTATACAAGCGCTGGTAATGCTGATGCGCTAACCTCTTTAAACGCTTACCAAGCTATTAAAGAAAGTACAGCGGCTGTAGCTGAACAAGGCGGAGCTTTTGACGGTCTTTTAAAGGTTAATGCTTATGCAGCTGACGACGAAAAAATACAACAAATTAGAGATAAGTTTGTTGAGGATCTGAAAAAAAATAAAAGTAAAATACCAGTGCTAGACAATGGGACTGACTATATAAATATATCAAGACAGCTTAAAACAATAGATGCAGCTACTTTAGCTGAGATTAAAGAAAATCTACTAATACATACTGGCGTCAGTATGGAAATGCTAAAGGGCGAAATTGACGAAACTAGAAACGAGGCACTTTATCAAAACTTTATTGAAAGTGCAGCAGTTAGTTTAGCTCAAGCTTTAAGTAAATGTTTTTTTAGTCAATGGCAAACAACACACGGCGACCGTATAGAGCTTTACGCTAGCCCTTGGCAGCTAATGAGTGCTGCTAAAAAGCTAGAACTTGCTAGAGAGGGTTTAAAAGCTGGACTATTTACCAAAAACCAAGCTTTAGACTTGCTAGGTTTCCCACCTATCGACGGTGCGGACGGCGACACTAGACCACGAGGCTATAACAACTTAGACGACGTAACAACAACACAAGACGACACTTTAGGAGGTGCAAAAAATGAGTAAGGAATTATTACCAAAAGAGATGCGACTTAACCGAACAAATTTAGAAATAAGAGCTGACGAGCAAGACAGCTCAAAAATGATTATTGAGGGCTACCCAATTATTTTTGATAAAGAGGCTTACATAGGCGAGGAGCCTTGGGGCTGGTACGAAAAAGTAGACCGTAACGCTTTTGCTAACGCTGATATGAGCGACGTAGCTTTAAAATATAATCATAATGACGATTTTTTAATATTAGCAAGAACAAGAAACGACAGCTTAAAACTAACTATAGACGATCATGGAGTATTTATGCACGCTGAATTAATCGACACAACAACTAACCAAGACGTTTATAAAATGGTTAGAGCTGGACTACTTAACGAGGGTAGCTTTGCCTTTACAGTTACTGATCAGGACGTTAGAGAGATAGGAAACTGGGGCGAGGACAACTACGAGGTACACCGTACTATACTAAGTATAGGAAAATTATTTGACGTGGCTATTTGCCCAAATGGGGCTTATGGTAATTTAACCGACATTTACGCAAGATCTAAAGACTTAGTGGAGACTAAGGCTAAGAGCAAAGCGGAGGCTTTGAAACGTTGCGAAATATTAAGGTTAAAGAATAAAAACAAAATTAAACTTATGGAGGACAAATTAAATGATTAAAGATTATTTAAAAAAAGAGCTTAACGGCAAAAATGCTAGAAAAGCTGATATAAACGCTAGACTTGAGGAAATCAACAAGCGTAAAGCTGAACTAGGCGTAATTAATGAGCGTAGTTGCGACGAAAAGGAATTAAAGGCAACTGCTGAGGAATTAGACAAGCTTAAAGGCGAATTAGCCGAAAAGCAAGCTGAATTAGCTGGACTAGAGGCTGAAATTAAAGAATTAGAACAAATGATAGCTGATGCTGATAAACCAGCTGACGGACAAGAAGAAAACCCACAAAGAAAGTCATTTTTAAATTTTGAAACTAGAGGAGGACTAAATAATATGACTATTGAGGAAAGAGAAAAATTAGCAAAGGAATTTTACGAAAGAGGACAATTAAAGAAAAATACAGCTGAAACTAGAGCTATTTTAGTTTCTAGTGGTACAGTTGCAACACCTACTGGAGTAGCTGGCGATATTAGACCAAACTTTGAATACGTACCAAGTATTGTAGATATGGTAGACGTATTAGACTTAGAGGGTATGGGTTCATATAAGATCCCTTATGAGGTATCAATTAGTGAGGCTGACGTAACAGCTGAGGGAGCAGATTATAACTCAAGCAACCCAACTTATTCTTATGTAACATTAACTCCAAGCACTGTTACTGTTTATAGTGAAATTTCTAAACAAGTTAAAAAGCAAACACCAGTAAACTATCAAACTAAGGTAGAAGATAGCGCATATAAGGCATTAAAGAAAAAGGCAGCTGGTATTATTACTAATGCTATTGCTACAAGTACTTTAAGCAAAAAGGTAAATATTACTGTAACAAGTGGTAAGGGTGTTATTGACGACAAGACTTTAAGAAATATTGTATTAAATTATGGTAGTAAAGACGCTGTAATTGGTAACGCTGTATTACAATTAACACAAGAAGATTTAGTAGCGTTTGGCGACGTTAGAGGAACAAACGGAAATAAGAGTGCCGTTTATGAAATTACACCTAACCCATCTGATCCAAATAGAGGAACTATTAAAGACGGTGGCTTAGTTGTTGAGTATGTACTTAACTCTAACTTAACACCTATTGGCGGTGTAACACAAGAGGCATCTAGTGGAGCTGATAAAGTAGGCATGATCTACGGACAACCTAAGTGCTGTGCTTTAGGTTTATTTAGCGGTTATGAGGTTTTAGTAAGTGAGGACTTTGCTTTTAATAAGGGTATGTTAGCTATTAGAGGCGACGCTGAAATGGACGCAAAAGTACAAGTTAAAGACGGTTTTAACATTGTAGTTTTACCAAAAGCAAGCGCATAATAAATAATTAATAAAAACGTGGCTATAACTTTTTTCAAGTGCTACCTTTAGTTATAGCCACTCCTTTTAAAGGAGGTTATAAAATGGCACAAAACGATATTATAGCAAATATGACTAACCTAGCTGACAGTGGACAAAATACTTTTGTCGCTGATTATGCGGAACTTGCAAGACAAACATTATATGAAATGGGCATAAGCCATAAATATATAAACAGTGATGCAGCAGCTTATATTTTAGCTAAGCTTGTTACTGATTTTGTAGAGGACGGCACTTTAAGTAGTACTACTAATGCTTTAATAGCAACACTACGTACAAACCACCCTCATAGTGAGGACGAGGCGACACAAAATGTATAAGCCAGCTAATTTAAGAGAGTTTGTAACTCCAGCTGTGCATAAAAAGCCAGCTTACGAGACTATAAACGGACATAACCAAAAAACTTATAATGCTGTAGGTAATTTAAGAGGACAGTTTAAGCAAAAGACCACTAGCGAGCTTAACGCTAATGGTTTAGTTATTGTAGAGGACAAAGTAACCTATACAACTTGGTGGAGTAATAATCTAAAGGCTCAAGATATTTTAACAATTAATAATATTGATTATGAAATTATAGGGCAGCCCGAAAATGTAGAAATGAGGAGCCGTTACGCTGTATTAAATTTACGCCTTATAAAAGGTGGTGCTTAGTATGGGCTTTGACATTGATTTTAAAGGAGTTAATAACTTAGCTAAGCAAATTGGCGAGTTAGGCGACTACGCTTTAAAACAAGCTGTAGACAATGCTTTTACAGCATCTAAAGAGTACCTAAACAAAGAAATAAGCGGACTAATGGAGCAAAGTATTTATAACTTTAATAGAGGACAAGGCTACTCACAAGGTAAAAGTAAAGCATCTTTTGAGGTTGTAAGTAAAATGCCAGTTGTATGGAGTGGTAATACAGCTGAGGCTTTTATAGGTGTACGCTTACGTGATGCGCTAGAGTTTCAATTTATAATATGGGGTACTCCGCATATGGCAGCTGACTTTAGACTACACAATGCGGTTAAAGTTAAAGGCAATTACGCAAAAGAGGTTAGTAGAATACAACAAGAACAGTTTAACAAGGTAATAAAGGAGGCGTTGAACAATGGTTAATATTTATGACGATCTGAGGGAGTTAAACATACCAGTTTACGCCGAGGGAGCAGCGCCTCAAGAGTTACCTAATGACTATTACACAGTAACCGAATATTACACCAGTACTAATTTAAGTGCTGATAACAAGCCGAAAGAGTATTTATACCAATTTTATTTAAAATGGTACACAAATGATGCAACAAAGCTTTATAGTGGCTTACAAAATGCAATTAATCTATTAAAGAGTAAAGGTTACATTATTAGCGGTGTTGGTTATTGGAATAGAACATATAAAGAAACTTGGTTTAGTCGCCAAGTTGACGTTGATAAAATCGAATATTTAGAGGAGGACTAAAAAATATGGCAAAACAATTTAGAGGTGTAAGCCGTTTAGTATTTGCAACAGTTACTGAAACAAACGAGGGTACAACTTACGGTACACCAGTAGCTATTGATGGTGTTAAAGCTATTAGTCGTGAAATTGCAGCTGATAGCGAAGACGTTTGGGCTGATAATGCTTTATACCAAAAAACTTTTGCTGGTACAAGCGTTACTCGTAGCTTTGAAACTGTAAGACTTGATCCAGCTATTGAGGCACAATTATTAGGACTAACAGCTGTAACAGTAGGATCAGGTTTAAATGCTCCAAAAGCATACGCTACACCAGCTGACGCTAGCGGTCGTCAATATTTCGCTTTTGGTTATGCGTTACACGACGGAAACGCTGAGCAACCTTGCGAAATTGTATGGGCATATAGAGGAATTGTTAACAGCATTTCTAAGAGTGCTAATACTATTGATGCTGGTACTGGATCAGAGGGACAAACTATTGAGGTAAGCTTTACAGCTCCAATTAACAAGTTTACTACTACTGGCGAACGTAACCTAGACTTATTAATGCCAGTTACAGCTGGTACCGACGTAGACGACTGGTTTAGCCAAGTAGTTACACCAGACAACGTAGCAACAGTAATGGGAGCATAGTTTTAAAAAAATAAAGGAGGCACTAAGATCATGGAGGCAATTTTAAATATTTATGACGGCTGCGAAAGCGAAAAGCCAACTAAAACTTATGTATGTAGACGTTTAACATTTCAAGTAGGTACTAAAATTGAAATTTTAAGCGAAAAAGTAGGAAAGTTAGAAAAGAAAAAGAAAGATGCTACAGCTAAGGAAATAGCAGCTATTAATGAGGAGCAATTAAACTTAACTGTTGAAACTTTACAAATTATTTTCCCAAGCTTTACTAAAGAGGACTTTAACGGTGTAGATCCAATAGAGTATCAAAAATTTATTAATGAAATTGGGCAAGCTACAGCAGCCGTAATAAATAGAACGCAAAAAAACTAATTGAGGGCGGCGTTGTAAATGATACAGCAACGCCCTTAAAATCTACTCAAGAGATTTACTTTGACGTTATCGACGCTCTTTGTAGTCGGTTTATGGCATTAAGCCCTTTAGAGGTTTTAAAAGCTGATATGCAAACTGTATTTGATATTTACGTAAATTGCATAATACACGATAAGAAAGAGCAAGAAAAAGAAAACGAAAACGTTTGGGTAACGTCTAGTAATGCCAGTTGGCACTAGGGAGGTGTAGTAAATGGCTGAAAATGAAAGAGAAATAACAACCGTATTTAAAGCTGATATAACACAGTTTACACAGTCTACCCAACAACTTAATAAATACGTTGCTAGTGTTAACGCTGAGTTTAAAAACGCCACTGCATCTATGGGCAAGTGGAACGATAACGCCGACGGTTTAACAGCTAAGTTAAAACAACTTAACGGAGTATTAGCAGCCGAGCAAAAGCGTTTAGATGCTATTCAAAGCGAATATGACGACGTAGTAAATAAACAAGGAGCTAATAGTAAAGCAGCTCAAGAGCTTTATATTAAACTTAACCAGCAAAGCGCTAAAGTTAAAGAAACTCAAAAAAATATAGACTACTATAGCAAGAGTTTAAAAGAGCTAGAAAAAGCTGGAGTAGATACTAAAGAGGAATTAGCGGAACTTACCGAAAAGCTAGAGGATCAGAAACAAGCCGCAAAAGACTTAGGCAGTAGCATTTTAAAAGGTGCAGCTGTAGGAGTTGCTGGGTTTGGTACTGCTTGCGTAGGAGCTATTAAAGGTATTAGTAGCTTAGTAACTAATACTGAGGAACTAAGACTAGAGCAAGGACGTTTAGAGGTATCTTTTAAAGATGCTGGCTTTACAGCTGAGGACGCTAAAAACACTTATAACGAGTTTAATGCAGTTTTAGGCGACACTAAAAAAAGTACTGAAACTTTACAACAGCTAGCTATGTTTAGCAAAAACACTCAAGAGCTAAGCGACTATACTAATATTTTAACTGGTGTATATGCAAAATTAGGCGATAGCTTACCAACCGAGAGCTTAGCTGAGGGTATAAACCACACAATACAACTAGGCGAGGTGCAAGGCTCCTTAGCTGATGCGCTAGAGTGGGCTGGTGTAACAGTTGACGACTTTAACGCTCAATTAGAGGGCTTAAACACTGAGGAGGAGCGTAGCGCTTATATCAATAAAACTTTAACTGGTTTATATGGCGAGGCTGCAACTCAATATAAAGAAACTAACAAAGATATTATAGCTAATACAAAAGCTCAAAACGAATATAATCAAACTATGGCTGATATAGCAACGAAAGTAGCGCCAGCTGTAACCGAGTTTAAACTAGCTATGGTTAATGCGTTGCAAATGGTGTTTGAAAAGTTTAACGAAACTGATATACAAGGCTTAATTAGTAATATAACCGATTTACTAGTTAATTTAATTACTAATGTAATGCCACCACTATTAAACGTTTTACAATGGGCTTTAGACAATATGAACTGGTTGGCACCTACTATAGGTTTAGTAACTGGCGCTATTATAGCTGGTACAGCAGCCTTTAAAGCATATCAAACTATAGTTAATTTAGTTAAAGTTGCACAATTAGCCTTTAACGTAGCTTTAACTGCTAACCCAATAGGACTTATTATTACAGCTATTGGCGCTTTAGTAGCTGCGTTTGTGGTGCTTTGGAAAAAGTGCGAGGGCTTTAGAAACTTTTGGATCGGACTTTGGGACGGTATCAAAAAAGCAGCCTCAGCAGCTTATAACTTTATAAGTACTATATTTGGTGGTATAGCTGAGGTTTTAAAAGCTCCATTTAACGCTGTTATTGCTTTAATTAATGGTGCTATAGGAGCGCTTAATAAAATTAGTGTTGATATACCCGAGTGGGTGCCTATGTTTGGAGGTAAAAAGTTTGGTTTTAATTTAAACACAATACCTTATTTAGCTAATGGTGGCGTAGTAAATAAGCCTACTTTAGCTATGATAGGCGAGGCTGGAAAAGAGGCAGTAATGCCTTTAGAAAATAACACAGCTTGGATCGACAAGTTAGCCGATAAATTAAGCTCAAAAATGGGTAATACAAGTACAGTTAATAACTTTAATTATACTTTTAAGGGTATGGAAACAACAAAACTAGCTCTACATAAAGCCCAATTAGAAACAAAAAGGCTTATAGGAGGTTAAAAAGATGCAATTATTATTAACAAATAAACAAGGGCAAACTTTAGACCTCCTAAATAGCCGTAATCACTTTATTTTATATAAAGCTGAGGCTTTACACGGTATTAATACTGATATTAGCGAAAATAATAGCCCATATATTGACGGTACAATTATAGAAAGCGTAAGAGCTTTGCCAAGATCAATAGAGTTAGGTTTTAAAATTGTAGGCGACGTACAAGAAAGCATTAACTATATAACTAACTTTATTAAAAGTAAGCAATATGTAACCCTAGAGGAAATAACCGACGATAGAGACATAACTATTAAAGGTATTGCAACAATACCACCCTATACACGTATGTTACAAGCTTGCGCTCTAACATTAACTATTTATTGTGGGCAACCATATTGGGAGGACGCACAATATTTAGTAGACGTATTAACACAATTTTTAGACCTTTTATATTTTCCAGTTGAGGGACAATATTTTACTGAAACTGGTAGACCTTTTGGCGCTATTGATACTGATATGGAAAAAACATTTATTAATAATAGTGATACTAGCGTAGGTATGCTAATAGAGCTATTAGTTTTAAATGGCACTATTGTTAACCCTAGAATAAATTGTAATAGTGGTGATCAGGTTGGCTGGTATATGCAGCTTAATTTAACTTTACAAGAAAATGACGAGCTACAAATAAATACTGTTAGAGGGCAAAAGTATATAACTATTAATGGATCTGATACCTATAACGGCGAGCCTATATTAAACTATTTAAAATTTAACGGTAATGACTGGTTACAACTTGAAACTGGGGAAAATAGCTTTAATATAAAAGCTGATATAAACGGCGTTATAGAGGCACCAACAAACGCTTATTTTACAATAACTTATAAAGGTAGGTATGAGTAATGATACCTTACGTTGAAATTATAAAAAAAGATACTTTAAAAATAATTAGCTTAGTAGAGCCTCAAGAGTGTTGGTTTGAAATAAACTACAATGACGTAGGCGAGGCTGAAATATACGCTGTAGCATCTAACGTTAATATGCAAAGTTTAATAAGAGGTAACTATGTGAAATTGCCAAATAAACTATACGTATGGGTAATAACAAGTATTAATTATACATACGTAGAGGGTGTACCAATGATTAGCGCTAAATGTAAAGAGGCTAAATGGTTACTATACAAACGAGTAATACATGATCCTTTAGAATTGCCAAACAAAGTAGCTTTAGCTGTAGAGCAATTAGTTACTAATAATTTAGGTACTGGATCGGAAACAGCTAGAAAAATAATGGGCTTTAACGTAGCTGCAAGTGGTATAACAACAGCATTAACTGATACACAAGCTGCTAGAGCTAACTTACTTGATTTTGTAACTAACCTACTAAAAACATATAATTTAGGCTTTACTGTTATTTATCAAAACGAAAGCTTAACATTTAAAGTAATACAAGGACAAGACCTAAGCCAAGAGATACGATTTAGCCAAAGTTTAGATAACTTGCTAGAAAGCAGTTATTTACTAGACGATAGCAACTTAGGTACTAATGCTTTAGTAGTAAGTACTGTTGATAATGTAGACTATACCCAAGTATACGATAAAGGAGCTACTGGAGTTGATAGATCTGAGATTTTAATTAAAAGTAACTTATCAACCGAATATACACCAAACGGAGCTACTGAGCCAGTAAAATTAGATTTAACTAACCCAACTGACTTGGCTTTATATAAAAGTTGGCTAACCCAAGAGGGACGCACCAGCTTAAATGATTATGTAGAAAAGAAAACAATAAACAGCACTTTAGATTTAACTAACTCGCTTTATGAATTTGAAAACGACTACAACGTAGGCGATATAGTAGGAATTATAGACGATTATTTTAAATATGATGCTAAAGCTAGAATTATTAAGATAACAATTAACCAAAACGCCAACGGCTATGGCGAGGAGGCGGAGTTTAAGGAGGTAGAATAATGGCTCAAAAATCTTTATTTTTTAATGCGTTACCCGATCCAACAAGCCCAACTGGGTACGATAGAAATTACAACGCTGACGACATAAGCGACTGGTTAGCTGTTGTATGGGACACTGGAGTAGTAAAAGGAGGCTTACAAGTTGAGGCTGCAACTGGTATGACTGTAAATGTTGATATAGGTAGAGCAGCTGTTAACGGTAAAGCATACATTAACAAAGCCTTATTACCTTTTACACTTAGCCCAAACGGTGGCGCCAACTCAAGATATGATTATATTGTAATTAAATATAATAATAATATCGGCGCTAGAACTATTACAGCCGAGTTGGTTACTGGTACTACTACCATACCAACAACAGCTGGCTTAACACGTAATAATAACATTTACGAGATCATGCTAGCTTATATTGAGGTTGCGCCAAATGCAACCAGCATTGTACAAGCTAACATTACTGATACTAGAGGCTGGGGAAACCGTAAAAACATTAACGGACAATATATTGACGATAGCGGAAACCCAATACCAGTACAAGATTTAGGCAACTGCTGCCCTTACTTTACGGCTGTTAAAGGTTATGACGATTACTACGACGCTATAGTACAAATGTACGAAAGCGTAGTAACTGTACAAAGTACAACTACAAATATAGTAACTAATTTGCCAGCATCTTTATATAACAATAAATACAGTATTGTAGAGGTATACACAAATGGTATTAAGGAAAATACCAGCGCCTATACAGTTAATACAAGTAGTGAGTATATAACTATTACATTTAATGCAGCTAAAAGCGCTGGAGCTAAAATTACTGTTGATTTAGGTAACTTTATTGACGGCGAGGGCTTGAGTACTGCTATAGCTGGTTATAATCAATTTACACAAGACGTAGCCGAACTACAACAAGCTAATGAGTATAACTATTATTGCAATGGCTCAAATGATAATACTTTAATAACAAACTTAGTTAATAATTTTATTAATGGTGGATCAGATTATAAGAGCTTAAAACTTAACATTATAGGTAACTTTGGTTATACGTATATGGTAGGAGGTAGCGGAACACAAACTAGCCCATATAAGTTATTTGACTTTGCTAATGGCAACCGTAAAGTAATATTGGACTTTAGCAACTGTAGCGCCGTTAATGTTAGCGTAAGCGGTGTATATGTAACTATCTTTAATATGTCTACTGGAAATATTAAAGTCAATAATCTTAGCTTAATTGCTAATGGTACAGCTAGTGGTACTGTAATAAGAGTATTTAATACGCCAAACGCTAATATAGAGTGTAATAATTGCCGTTTTTGGGTAACTGGCTACCAAGATAGCTTAATAAGCTTATGCGGCACATTTAACAACTGTAGAGCTACAGTTACTAACTCAATTAATAACTCATATTGTTTTATGACTGCTGGAACTGGGCTTTTAACTCTTAACGGTGGTGTATATTATGCTTATTGTGGAGCATCTAACTTAAAGAGTGCTATTGTAGGGCAAAGTGCAGCTAATGCAGTTAGCTTACTATATGGCGTTGTAGCTCCTACTGCTGCAAAAAATGGTTTTTACCAAACAAATGCTATTTACCAAGCTAACACAAATGGAAACTACGTTAACTGTAGAGACCTTGTAAGTACCTTAACTATTTACGTACAACAAGGTTACTCCACAGTAGCTGGAACTATAAGCTTAAGTAAGACTGTATAAGTAATATACACGTAATATACAAATTATACTTTTTTATCTTTTTTCTACAACTGCAACTGTACACCTAGCAACGCTTATTAGCTTATTTTCCTCGTCGGTAATTTTTATATCCCAAAACAATTACTATTTTTAAAGATAAAATAAATAAACCTCCAAAAGCCTTATATATCAAGGTTTAGGAGGTTTTTTTATATGGCGCAATTTAAGTAAATTGTAAACAAAGCGTTACTAAATTATATAAAATTTTAAACGTAATATACAAATAATATACAAGCAATATACTTAATCTATACGCATAATATACATACATTAATATTTAAAAGTGTCTATTACTTTTATTAAATCATTAATATTAAGTGTAGTATAATGATCCGTTATATCATTATTTGAGTGTCCTACAATACGCTTAACAGTTAAATTATTAAGCCCTAACCTATGACACTGGCTTATAAAAGTGTGTCGTGTCTCGTGTATTGTATGAGTTAAGCCTAATGCGTCTTTAATTTGTGGAGCGTAATTTTTTTGGAAATTGCTATATTTAAGCTGTTTATTTTGTTTGTTTGTAATAAGATACTCACTATCATTTAACCTAGCCTTAATTAACGGCTCTATATCTCTATGTAAAGGTACATACCTAATACCAGCAGCCGTTTTAGATTTTTCAACAAACATATAACGCTCTTGCAAATTTACGTTTTTTATTTGCATCTCTAAAAGCTCACTAACTCGCATACCAGTATAAAGCAATATTAAAAATATGTCGGCGTGATTAATATTTTTATAATTAGCCCATAAGTGTTTTATTTCGTCGCTTGTAAAAGGTACTTTAGGCTTTTTTGGCTCTTGTGTAGGCATCTCTAAATATTGGCTATAATCTTTTTCAAAATCATATTTAGCAGCATATTTATAAATTTGACCTAAAAACATTTTAATTTTAGGTATGCTGCTTGTACTTTTGCACGTATTAATTAAAGCTTGTAAATGTACTATTTTAATATCTTTAAAAGGCATATTATGCAGTGGCTCACAATGTTTAAACCATACTTTATAATGGGCTATTGTAGACTTGCTTATTTTTTCATAGCGATAACTTGCCCACTCCTCGTATAGCTCTTTAAAAGTAATATTGCTTTGCGTTAATATACTTGGGTTTGTGTTATATTCGGCTAAAAACTCTAGTGCATCTTTGCGCTTTTCAAAATACCCAAGATATTTATATTTTTGGCGATATGATTTTACACCGTCTTTGTTTAAATGCTCCTCAACCCCAATAGTAATACGTACAGCAAAAGGCTTACGCCTTTTTTTCCCTAAATTAATAATAGATCCATAACCGTTAGGAAACCTCATTAACGTTTACATACTCCTTTAATTTTTTATCATAAATAATATAAGTGTATTTAGAGCTGGTTTTAATAGCGGCACCAAAAGGCAGCTCGCCACGTTGTAAGCCTATACGTATACTTAAAGGGCTACAGCCTAATAACTTTGCAACTTGGTTAACAGTTATTTTACTCATAATTAGCACCTCTTTTATATTTTTTAACTTACATGATCTAATTTACTTAACGTCTAGCTCTAAATAAAGTTTTAATATTTCTTTATAAGCTTTTGTCTTGTCCTCTAAAGGTATTTCCTCGTCGTCAAAAATAACTCTAGCTTTTGCTACTAATTCGGTCAGATCGTCGTTACATACTCCGAAATACTCCAAATTAACGCCTAATATTTCGGCTATACGCTCCAGCTCTTTTATATGAGGCGAGCGCCTACCTATTTCATAATTAGATATAGTGGCTCGTTGTATGCCTAGCAAGTCGGCTAGGTGTTGTTGGGTGTAGCCTTTTGTTTTACGTAATATTCTTATTTTACTACCAATTTTGCTCGACAATCTTAAATTACCCTCTTTCTATTTTTTCTAGTTTTTGTTATTATAATAAAAAAAAGTAACATTATGCAACCTTTTATTAACCTATGATAACTTAATAATACGATAAAAAGAAAATGGAGGCAACCTTACAAATGACTATTAAAGACATTATCGAACAAGATTTTATAATGTTTAAAGAGTTGCACGTTGTTAAAGACACTGAGGCAAAAGTTACTTATCACTTTATTTTTGGCAAAATTATAATGGCGGCACAGCTTGGCGCATTACCTTTAGCTGATGCTAACAACTTAATAGAGGCGCTGTTTGCACTTTATGATACCCTAGAGAGCCGTATTTAATTACGGCTTTTTTAATACCCACTTTATAAGTTTATCACAAAAAACCATTATTTTTACAAAATGTAAAAAAATGTATTGATTTTGTAAATAATAAGAGTATAATAATAAATGTAGGGAACAAGTGTTCTCTAGGAGGTAACACAATGGAATTTGAAACAATTAAGCAAAATGAGCTAGTTATGTTATATCAAAAAGAAACTGACTATATGATTATGTATATTAAAGGACAACGCAAATTTGATTTATACGATACTGACAAAAACGGTAACCCAACAACATTAGCAGCAACTTTTAAAACTTTAAAAGAGGCAAAAGATACAGTTAAATATGTATATGACAGTATGTATAACTAGGAGGTAAGATCATGACAAAGAAACAATTAACATTAAACATTAAAAATTATATTAAGGATCATAAAGAACTACAAACAGCCACAGTTAAACTCGCTGATATGGAAAAGTGCGCTGGAGCTTGCAAATGCGATAAATTTTATGTAATGCAAGTTATACGCTATGGAAAAATAATTTTTTAGAAAGGTTAGCGCTTAACCATAAAGCGCAATTTATTTTAAATATGATGCGCCACAACGCAACTATTTTGGAGGTAATGTACAATGTTTGAATTTAAAGAAACAATTAAAGCTAGTAAAGGTTATAAGATTTATAAAACTAATTTCTTATTAGATAAAACAAAGGACGATAGCAAAAATGCTGGTTTTCACGATTTATTATTATTAAGCTCAACTGACTATACCGACTTAACTTTATTAAACGGCGACGAGTTTGTAATGGCTGCACAGTCAAGAACTTTTAAAGACTTTAAATATGAGTTCTTAGACGGAAACAACGAGGCAGCCAAGCTAGAGGAAATGTTTATAACTAGAAAAGGTAACAAGTATATTTATTGGCGAGATATTATAACTGACGAGGACTTTTTAACAAAAATTGAGGAGGACTAAAAACAATGGAAAAGTTAACTATTGTTTATCATAGGTTACAAGTTTTATATGACACTGTAGAGGACATTAAAGCTGATTTGGTGGAAAAGCAAGCGGTTATTGAGGAAAACGCAAACACTTATTATAGAGACTTAACCGAGAACGAGCAAGAACGTTGGGACACTCTATACGAAATGATATTAGCTTTACTAGACTGCCAAGAAAATATACAAAGCGCACAATATGATATAGAGAGATATTGCAATTAAGGAGGATCAGAAACAATGAGATTATGGCATTATGAGTTAATACCTTATTTGCCTAAGAGCCAGTTATTAGCTCAATGGCGAGAGCTTAACAGCATCTTTACAAAGCAAGACAAGCATATACTTATTAATTACATTTACGACTACCCTAAAAATGACTTATTTATTTTTAGTCAAATGGTTATGTCGGAAATGACAAAAAGAGGTTATAAAGTTAATACTACTAACTTTAAAAATTATTTTATTAATAGCAAAGATTATCGTTATAGTTTGTGGTTTGATTATATAAGCTGCAAAAAACCATTTCAAAACCACCATAACAAACGTTACTTAAGACAATGCTTTTATAACTTACAAGAAAAGTACGACCGAGGGCAAAAAGACTTTAGCCAAGAACAATACGACTTATTAAAAAGCTTTTTCACTGGTAGATTTTATGGCGTATTTAAGGAGGTGTAACAATGGAACAATTAAAAGTTTTAGAGCTTTTCGCTGGTACTCGCTCAATAGGTAAAGCTTTTGAAAAAAGAGGGCATAAAGTTTACTCGGTTGAGTGGAATAAAGATTTTAAAAACATAGACTTATACGCTGATATAGGCACGTTGACAGTGGAGGACGTTATAAAGCTTTGTGGTGGCAAACCTAACGTTATATGGGCTAGTTTTGACTGTACTAGCTACTCTATAGCTGGCATATCACACCATAGACGAAAAGAGCCTAACGGTAATTTAGCTCCAGTTAGCGAGTATGCTAAGTTTTGCGATCATGTAAACCAACACGTTTTGGATCTGATAAAAGAGCTAAAGCCAACATATTGGTTTATAGAAAACCCTAGGGGGGGACTAAGAAAAATGGACTTTATGCAAGGTTTACCTAGATATACAGTAACGTATTGCCAATACGGCGATAAACGTATGAAACCTACTGATATTTGGACAAACCACCCTAACCCAAAATTTAAACCACCTTGCCACAATGGCGATAAGTGCCACGAGCCAGCGCCAAGAGGCAGCCAAACTGGTACACAAGGACTAATTGGGAGTAAAGAACGCTCACGCATACCAGCTAAATTATGTGAACATATAGCCGAAATATGCGAGGAAGAAAACCCACAACGAGCAGCACCAAAATTTTTAACTATTTACGATTTTTTAGGCGAATAAATGCGCCAGTATGTAAGCATTTAAAGAGAGGACACATTATGTATATTTTAGATACTAAAAACGACGAAAATTATTTTATTTTAATTAACGGCGATAGCAAGATAAAGTTTAGCAAAAAAGCTAATACTTTAGAGAAAATAATAGCCTATTTAAAGCAAATTGGCGTAAAAGATTTAAAAGTAATTTAGGAGGTAATAAGACAATGAGAACAAGTTTAAAAATATTAAGAGTTAAACACAATTTAACTCAAGCTGATATAGCTGACAAGCTGGGCGTAAGCTACCCAACTTATAACCTGATCGAACAAGGAAAGCGTAAAGGCTCTACTGAGTTTTGGGCTAAGCTGCAACAAGTATTTAATTTAACTGATGCCGAAATGTGGGCGCTTTATATTAATAAAGAGTATGCAGTTAACCAGCCACTTAACGTAGAAAAGAGGTAAGATCATGAAACTACACGAGCTAAAAATTAAAGCTGAATATATGCAAGCTATAGCACTTGGGCGTAAAAAATTTGAACTACGCAAAAATGATAGAGACTATCAAGAGGGCGACTTAATAAAGTTTAATGTTATATACGGCAAAGGTTTAACAGTAACTAATGAATATGGGTTTTTTTACGAAAGTAAAGGCGTTAACTTTTATAAAAGCATTGACTTAAACAGTGAACTTTACAAAATAACATACGTATTAAAGGACGTGCCACAGTATGGGCTAGATGCTGAATATTGCATATTAGGTATTAAAAAATTAGATCTAAAGGAGGTATAACTAATGAGTAAAAACATAGCAAACTTTATACAAATGCCGTATAATTCAAAAATTAAAAATGAGAAACAATTAGAAAAAAATAGCTATTGTATGAGTTTTATGGAGCAGTTAGTAACAGCAAAAGTAAGTCAAATAAATGATTATGCTATTAAGCAGCTTTACGATACTTACAAAGATACTGACGTAAGCGCAATATTTATTATCGATATGGAAAAATTTACGGATTTTTTAATGCGATACTTACCAGTTTATTTAAAGGAGGAGTAAAAAATGGCACGACGTATTAAATATTTTGCTGGTCAAAAAGAAACACAGCCAATTAAAGATAAAAAGCAGCTGCAAAGCCTTTTATATTACTTACTAAATAAAATAGACAAAGCTAAAAGCGACGTTAAGAAATACCAAGCTTATAGAAACTATATGCTGGTGCTAGTTGGCTTAAATACAGCCTTTAGGGCTGAGGATCTGCTCCAGCTTAGAGTTTGCGACCTTAACGGCTATATCAGTATTAAAGAAAATAAAACTGGTAAGATGCAAAACTTTAAAATGAATAAAGACTTTAAAGCTGAGGTAGATAAATACGTACAACGCTTTAATTTAGGGCGCTACGATTATATGTTTATGGGACAAAAAACAGTAGTTAATGGCAAGCGTTACGCTTTACCTATAAATCGTCAACAAGGACATAGAATAGTTAGCCGAGCTGGGGACGCTATAGGCATACAGTTTGTGTTTGGTTTGCATAGCTTACGTAAAACGTTTGGCTATCAATATATTAATAATGGTGGGCAAATATTAACGCTTATGAAAATGTATAACCACGATAGCCCCGACGTTACGTTACGTTATGTATGCTGGGGTAGAGACGACGCTGAAAAGGCTAGAGAGGGCGTTTATTTAGGTGTTAAAAAATAATGAAAGAATTATATAAAATACTATGGCAAGAGGCATTTAAAGACTTACAACAGTTTTATTTAGAGCTAGCTAAAAACCACCATAGTAATACTATAAATTACTCGTCTTTTACAAAAAGCGAGCGTAAACAATACTGGAGTTTAAAACGTAATGAGTTACTAGCTAGATCAGATTATAAAAGGATCATGTAACAATGTAAAAAAGAGGTAAATATGAAAGTATTAGAAATTATATTATTTATATTAAGTATAATAGGAGCTGCTGTATGTATTGCAGTGATTATTAAAGAGTATAGAGGCGAATAAGGACAATGACAAGTAAAGAGGCACTAAAAATATTATATGATCCTAGACAGCCAAAATATATACCAGTCATTACAAGGCGCAACGCTTGTAGAGTTATTGCTCAAGAACTAATTAATTTAGAAAATACTAATAAAAAAATCAAAGAAGAACTAGAGGAACTTAAAGAACACAAGCAATTTTTAAAAGAGCCAAGTAGGTGCTGCAGCAAAACAACTTATTATATTAAGACATTAGAAATAATGATAGCTAAAAATGTATATATTAAAAGATTAAAAGCACTTACAAGATCTTATGGCTGGACTAAAAAAGCATTAGATAATTATAACAAAACAAGGCTAGTAGAAACTGAGCAACTAAGCCAAGAAGAATTTAATGTACTGCAAGTATCTTTTATAGCACAATTTAAAATATAAATAGTTTACAAAAAATACGCTTTTAACGTTAAAAAGGCTTACGGTATCATTTTTATAAAAAAAGGGTAGATATAAAAGAGGGTTAAAAGGGCATAGGTAAAGGGTTTTTAAAGGTTTTAAAAGCCATTAAAAAAAATTATACACTTTTAGTGGTTATGTATCATTTTTGAGGGGCATTTTTGCATCTAGTTTTCAATGCTACTTAGCTGCTGAAAATTTAAAGAGGTATTAATAAAATGAGCATATTTAATGAGGAAAATAACAAGCTTATTGAAAAAGCCCAAGCTGATATAGCTAAACGAGTTAAAACTAACTTAGCCACTATACACAAAGGCGATACAGTGCAGCTAGTTTATTGTTACGAGGCTTTAAAATATGGCTCACAAGGTTTTAAGGTTTTAGCTGATGCAACTTGGCAAGGTTATTGCTGGTGCATTGAACTAGAGGAACTGGGGCTATTTCATATAGGTTTTATTAAGAAAATTTAAAAGGAGGAAAAATAAAAATGAAAAGATTACAAACTATTGAGGAACAAGTAAAAGGGGCTTTAGTATCTGATCCCAGTACAAGAGGCGACGACTTTTTATTAGTGCTAGAGGTATATAAAAACTATTTGCCACTAGATTTATGGGAAAAATTAAGCGAGGTATTAAGCACTCATAACAAACACAGCTTACCTAGCTTTGCAAGCGTTGTAAGATCTAGACGTAAGCTACAAGCTGAGGACGTTAGCTTAGTAAATACTAAAGTTAAAAGCTTTAGAAAAGACCAAGAGCAAGCTTATTTAGATTATGTTAGAAATTAACTTATAAACCTTTTAGCGTAAAATTGTAACACTTTGAAACTATTTTTAAATAAACAGTTGAAAGTTGATGCTAAATAATTATAATAATAAATATAGGGCTTAATGCTCTTAAAAAAACACGTTGGTAGTAATGGCGGTTGCTACTAGCAAGCTATATACTACCAACTTTGGCATTTACCCTAGAGAGCCGCCACTCCACTAGGGTAGATGCTTTTATTTTTAAGTTAGAAACGAGGTTAAACAAAATGGCAACAGCAAACAAAAAATATTACTGGCTTAAATTAAAAGACGATTTCTTTAGAGATAAGCGCATAAAAAAACTACGTCGAATTGCTGGAGGCGATACCTACACAGTTATTTATTTAAAGCTCCAATTATTGAGCTTAAAAAACAATGGCGTATTAATTTATGAGGGAATTGAGGAAAGTTTCGAGGAAGAACTAGCGCTAGATATTGACGAGGACGTAGACAACGTAAAAATAACTGTGGCGTTTTTAAAATCAAACGGACTTATTGACGAGGCGGCACCTAATCACTTTACAATGACTGAAACTATTAAGTGTATTGGTAGTGAAAGCGATAGCGCAGCTAGAGTAAGAAAACACCGAGAATTAAAGGCACAACAGCAATTAGCGTTACAATGTAACGGCACTGTAACAACTAGTAACATAGAGATAGAGAAAAGAGAAAACAAAAAAGAACAAGAGATAAAGCAAGAATTAGAGAAAGAGCAAGAAAAAGAAAGCACCGAGCTTACAGCTCTACCAGCTGACGCTGGCGACGTTGTTAAAGCTGAGGTTGTTAGTTTTGAGGAACAAGCTTTTAATGAATTTTGGCAAGCTTACCCAAAAAAGATTAATAAAAAAGGAACATTTACAGCTTTTAAGCGTATTAAGCATCTAAAGGACGAATTACCGTTAATACTACAAGCTGTAGAAACTTATAAAGCATCTAAAGGCTGGCAACAAAATAACGGACAGTATATACCATACCCACTAACATTTATTAATCAAGAACGTTGGAAAGCTACACAAGATCAGACAAGAGAACAACAGCTAAATAATATTGATATGGGCGGTTGGGTTTAATAAATAAATTAAGATTTAAAGTAAAGGTTTGATATTAAATGCAATTAAGAGACATTAAAGTAGGTTTAAAAGTACAATTTATTAGTTTTAGAAATGGTAAGCGAGTTGGCTTAGATAAAGAAATATATACAATAAAAGATATTAACTTTAATGACTGGGGACAATGCGACATTTTAGTAGATAGTGAGGGCTACGAAATTTATACAACGCACGAGGCTATAGAGTTAGCTAGTGAAACGGCTATAAAAGCTTACGATCATGAGCTTTATAAAAAGCCAGCTAATTTAAGATATAAGCAGTTGACTATATTTGATATTTTGGAGGTGTCATAATGCTAGATCAAAAAACATTTTTACAAGGTTTAAATTATTTAAAAGCTAATTATATTAACTGGAGCTTTGATATTCACAACGATATAGCTTTAAAGGTTTGGTATAAAAAATTAAGTTGTTTAGAAGATGCAACATTTATGCAATTAATCGAGTTATATACTGATAAAAGCAAATTTGCACCACAAAGCCCAGCTGATTTACTAAACTTAGTACCTCAAGACTTAGCGCCTAATGATGCTTGGGACATTATTTACGCAATTATTTTAAGAACATTTAATAATAGCAGTTTCTTAAATACTATGGCTAAAGAACAGCCAACGCTTTACCCTTTTGTACAGTTTTGGGACATTGAGAACGTAAGCAAAGATAGCGAGGGAAATAAATGTTATGGCTATCAATTTGGGCGCCAATTTAAAAGAGAGTATCAAACTTATTTAAACTCTAAAAAGTTAGTTAGAATTGGTAACAGTCCAGTTATGCTTATTGAGGGTTAAAAATGCGTCAGTTTGTTAGCATTTAAAACTAAAAATAAACGGAGGTTTTAAAATGAAAATTAGCGACTTACGATTATTAAGGCTTTTATGCGCTAGGCTAGGTATTGTAACGCTTAAAGAGTTAGAGGCTTTTAAACTACAACACCAAGCTAGCACAAACACAATGCTTTTGGAGCATCTAAAAATATATGTTACCACAAATACGACTTATAGAAAAGTTAATACATTATAGTAAACTAAAGAGGCTTTTATGCCTCTTTTTTTTGCGTCGCTTTGTAAACATTTTAATTACAAATGTGTTAATTTTATGTATACTTAATTAAAAAGGAGCTGTTATTATGCGAATAGTAATTAATGCTGGGCATACTAAGTTAGGTGTTGGATCAGGTGCCAGTAAATATTTAAACGAAAGTGTAGAAACACGTAAAGTAGCTTTTGAATTAATGAAACTATTAGCTAATACAACACACGAGGTAATACCAGCTGTTTTTGATAAATCTAGCGACAATTTAAAGGCTGCTGTTGACTTATCAAACAAAAGCAAAGCTGATTTATTTATTAGCATACATTTTAACGCTGGAGGCGGTAAAGGTTGTGAGGCATATACTTATAACGGTGCTAAGCATAGACAAGCTGTTAATGCGTGTAAAAATCTATCTAAGCTGGGGTTTATAAACCGAGGTGTAAAAGACGGCTCCAAGCTTTATGTAGTACGGTTAACTGTTTGCGTAGCTATACTTATAGAGGTTTGTTTTGTAGACAGCGTACTAGACGCTGAAATATACGCTAGAGTTGGTGCAAGTAATGTAGCCAAAGCTATTTATGATGCTATTATTTAGAAAAATTAAAAAATACTATTGTAAAATAATGTTAAAATTTGTAAAATGAAATTAGATAGCAATGTTATTATATTTTTTTAAGCAAGAGGAGGGACGGTGGGCAAATTAAAATAAAGGTGGTGTAAATATGGCTAAGCGAGGAGCCAAAAACAAATACGAGCAACTAGTAAAGCCGTATTTAGATCTTATAAACGCCAAGATCAGACAAGGTGTAACTGAGGCGGAAATAGCCAAAGCGCTTAGTATAAGTGTTGCATCTTTAAATAATTATAAACAACAACACCAAGAATTAAGAGACGCTCTAAGTAAAAATAAAGGTGCTGACGTTTTACAAGGGCTTATTAATGCTGGTGTTAAAGCTGCTACTGGTTGTTACGTTGAGAACGAGCAAACAGTTTACGGAGTTGACGAAAGAGGCAACCCAGTAATTAAGCAAGTTGTAAAAAATAAAATTTGGCAGCCTCCAAATGCTGCTTTAAATAAATTTTACGTCCAAAACTTTGGCAAAGAGCAAGGCTATACTAACGATCCTTTAGACTATGAATTAAAGAAACAAAAAGCCGAGTTTGACCAAAAAATAGCTGAGGCTAACAACTGGGACTTAAACCTAGATAATAAATAAATTTTGGAATTATTAAAAGACTATAGGAAAAAAAGGAGGTCAGATCATGGCATTTTATGCACACGACGATTTAAACAACCGAGTAGAAACTCTAAGCAAAGAGGGAATATACGCATTATTAGCTGCTGCAATTCAACAAGGACAACTACCACAAATAGATCAAAATACAGCTTTTGTGACTATGATTAAATCTATTGTAGACGGTAAAGCATACAAGCAAGCTTATTGCACACAAGCGCAATATAACGAGCTTGTAGCTGCTGGAACAGTAGAGGGTAATACTATGTATATTATTACTGACGACGATAGCTATACAACATTAGTTAATATGATTAATCAATTAAACGAAAATGTTAGTAATTATATTGATAGTCTTGACGATATTAACGCAAATATCAATTATACAAAAATTGATAACGAGGTTGTTGGTCGAAAGTGGTTTTATAATTTAGGCGACGATCGTAACGCATTTAACGAATACGATTATGCTAGTCGTACAAATATAGTAAGTAAAGATAATATTGGCGACGACGACCATAGCAAAACAACTACAGTAGAGCAAACTTATGAAATGGTTAGAATTAACTATAAAAGCACTAACACTGACGACCCTATCGAAAATGAAATATTTTTAAATGAGGACGGCTTAGTAATATCAAAAGGCGAGCTTGGTTTTAAAACACCCGATCAACAAAGTTATATATGGTTAGCGCCAACTAATGAGGGAAGATTAAAACAAGATATTAATACCATTGCTGTACTTGAAGATTTTGGACAAATGCAAAGCAAAACTGCTGCTATAAATAAACTAGGTTTATATGCTATTAAAGTATCTTATGTAGACGGCTCAACAACAACATATGCAACAGTTATGCTAAGTGTAACACATACGCAAGATACTAGTATTTTCTCAACACCAGTACCTAACTCAAGCGGAGCAGCTTATGTAATTTTAGATGCTTTAGGTATGACCTTGAGAGCTAGGAGCTGCACTATCGAAGATATACGGCTAGTAGTTGCCTATTAGGAGGTAGATTATGTCTTATATAAATGGACACAAAGTTTTAAAAGTTGTAATTTACAATGAAAGTCAAGCATCTATTGGCATACCGCCAGTAGATAATTTGCGTGTTACAAATACTTTAGCATCTTGGACAGCTCCTAATTTAACTAACTTAACACAATATAACCCAGTTGTTAGCTATATTGTAAAAGTAAATAATACGGTTGTAGCTGAGACAACAACAACTAATATTGATCTATCAAGTTATTTTGTTGATGGAGTTAATGCCGTAAGTGTAATCGTTAAAGTATTATTAACTAATAATGCGGAAACTACAACAAATTATTCTCCAGCAGTTACCACATTAAGTACAACTCTATCAGTAGCAATTTGTGAAATGGCGACTGGCGTAGTTGGTAACAATGTATATTTATTTGGTGGTCGTGGCAGTGGTTATTTAAACACAATACTAAAGTTTGACACAGCAACTGAAACAATAACCACATTAAGTGCAACATTGCCAGCAACAATTTATGCTATGGCAAGTGGCGTAGTTGGTAACAATGTATATTTATTTGGTGGT